CTTTTTGAGCGATTTGGACAAATTCCACTAACTCTTCTGAGGAGCAAGTTATTTTCCTATGTTTTGAGTTATAATAGCTCGGCGGAGTGCTGAATCATCTTGCATTGATGGCAAGGTCACAGCTTGTTCGTGCATACGAACCCCACTAGATCGGGATTTTCCATCCCGATAGAAACGTGATTCTGCATATTCCGAACCATAACGATCTACCTTTTCCTGGTATCTATCGTTAGGTTGATATCTATCACGTAACTGAAACGCTTCTTCCTGTTCTTCAGTGAAGGTTTCACCATAGCCGCCAGCATAATCGTCATCGTTTCCCAGATAATCACCTATTTCAGTGTCATCATATTCATCAAATTCCCGATGATCTACATTTCCTGTAGCGGGTTTAACTTCTGCTTTTCCACTATTTTGGAAGAAATTGCCTTTTTGTCCGGCTCTTCCTCGTCTTCCCCTGGGTTTCTCACCTCTGGGTTTCTTTTGTGGTCGCAAATGACGCGGTTTTGCTTTAAGAGGTACCAACTCTACACTTTCTGTAGTTTTTGGTAGTTTTCCTCTCGCTGCTGCTTTCTCATGAGCTGCCTTTGCTGCTGCTCTACGATTTTCAGCCGTTATGCTTAAAACCTTATAACAACCTGTTAAGTACATCACTGTACCTACAGTCAAAAGACCTGTCCCTACAGCTATTCGCTTATGGGCACGCCAAAACCAACGCAAATGATGCATTAAATGCCTTCCTAACATTCCATTTCTGTATGCAATCTTAATCGCATTCCATTGAGTGGAAAGTGTACCAGCATAGTTATTCCAAATGTTTTGGGCTACCATATCATTAAAGTACGCTCGATGCATCCACGATAAACGCGGGAATCGAACGGTAGCTGTATCTCCTTCATTCATTTGTGGTTTCAAATGAGTATTGGGACCTATAGGCTTACTACTAACTGCTAACACAGGTGTGTCAACAGCATTAGCGTTTGCAGCATGCATTTCAGCAACTGCTCTAGCCTTTGCTCTTTCCTGAGAAATCCAAGTCTTAGTTGGTACGGTTACAGGATTTGCTGTAGTGCTTGCTGTGCTACCACGCAATCCATCCCGAATGAGGGTCTGCATTTTATCTACTGTCTTCTGGGCATCTGCTCGCTTTTTCATGCGATCTGCCGTAGTCATTGTAGCTGCTTCCATTGCGGGGCGAGTTTCTGCTCTAACGAGCGCTTCTCTCCAGGCTCTTTCATCCTCACTATTTTCTAAATCACCATCACTGGCGGAAGAATAACCTTCAACATCATCCTCTTCTTTAACTGCATCTTCTGCTAATTTTCGAGCAATAGCCACTTCACGATCGGGGTCCACCAAGGTTTTTGTGACCTGAGTTAACTCACTCTTTCGTTTGGCTTCTTTTTCAAGAACTTTTGCTCCATAAGGATTTGGTAAATTAACTCCTGTCCCGGTATCACCATCATCATCATCAGTGTCACCACTGCTTTCCTTTTCATCGGGAGTATCTTCATCACTCAACCGTCCTTCAATTCCTGTTTTAAAGTCATTAAAGGTTTTGAAAACACATGGTTCAAATATGATGGGGCCTTTATCTAATTTCCAAGCCACTTTCATCAAGGGTACAAGGGTTAAATAATCACAAGGTTGTGTACTCTTCTTCTTTATGTTATGAATAACATAACCATTTCCATCAACATTCACATTAATTTGCCAGTGCGCTTCTTTGCGCCACTTCAATTGTTGTTTCTTATCCAACAAAGAGGTCTTTTCTGCGAGTTTATCTCGTGTCTCGGCTAAATCATCGAGCTCATCGAGTATGGTTTCATCACCATCCAATTCTTTAAGTTGACTCCTCAACTCATCTTGATCTTGCGGTAG